AAAAAATAAAAAAGTGCTCTGGATATTTTGTCAAAGTGTCGTTTTGGCTTAGAAGTGTTGGTATACAACAATAATGATTGCCAAAATGTTGTAAAATAAAGTGTCATGTGACAAAATATTTTGTCACATTGGGCTAAACTGCGACATAAGTATACAGAAGCCTTATCTAGCCCGTCTTCGATTCATTTTCCTAGAAAAACTGATTTTTTTACCATACCTATACAAAAAATTTAAATATGGTTTGGGACCTAGTAATTAGTATGATGACAGAAAAGGATTTTTGGGATATGTTCAATAAGAAACACAATTCAAAATATTACTATGCCACGAAAAACAAAACGAAAATCAAACTTGAACCAAAGAGACAGCGACGTTATCCCTTATTCAAAAGTAAGAGTTGAATGGATCGATATTTTATCGGACTCGGGTTGGGCTGATGAAAAAGGTTTTAATAAAATGAAGTTAGCCTTCCCTGTTAATGAGGGTTGGTTATTTAATAAAGATAAGTATGCTGTTAAGTTGTTTGCTTCTTATGATCGGGATGATGATGGCTCTCTGACTTTTGGGGATCGGACGATGATTCCTTTGGCGTGTGTGAAGAAGATAACGAAGCTTCAGTAATATCTAATGACTCCCCCTCAATCTGCTGCGCATTTAAAATCGGCGCGTAATCTTCTAGTATTTTTTTCATTTTTGCTTCTAGTTGTTCCTCTGACATTTCCTCTAATTTTCCTGTTTTTATTATTTTGCGGTCTATGTATAATCCTGCAGCCATGCCACGATTTTTTTCAGCGTTTGTTGCAGCGGAAAAAGCACCTTTGTTTAAAGCAGCTTCCCTAATCTTACCAAGTTCTGCGACATGTTTGTCGTAAGTAACTTCATACTTTTTTAATTTCTCTTCTCGTAATGCTCCTATGTATTGTACCACCAATGGAGACAATCTAGGGTTTTGTAATTCTGAGGCTTCTACTCTAGCTCTTTTCTCACTATAACCAGCAGCTATTGCTGCATCTGCACCTGTAGTTCTACCTTCATTGAATATTAAATACTCGGCAAATCTCTTTTGCATTTCTGTCAATCTTTTTGGAACTCCCATATTGACAATTTAAGGTAACATGGTTATATTGTCAAGATATGAAAGATGATCGAGGAGAATTAGATTTAACTAAACAAATAGAGGAAAAAGACAAACTCATACAAGAATTGCGTATGCGTATTAGAGATATGTTGATGATAAGCGAACAACATAGAAGTATATTAGCTGAAGAAATTGCTAAAGGAAAGAAATTGGAAAAAGAAGTAAAAGATTTAAAAGTACAAATGTCTGAGTATATGAGTGTGCGCACTAACGGAGCTGGAAGTGTTAGTTAAAGATCTTCAACAGTTCTTAGAAACTTTCACGGACAAGCTTAAAGGCAATGCAATTAGTCATGCTAGAATATATGTTGAGAAGGATGGCTATCTTGAGGACATAGTTAGAATGGAAGTGCAAGAACATACTATCATAGGTCAGCCTGGTTTGAGATTAGTTTTGAAAACTCAAAAGGAAAAGAAAATACATATGGATGATAAATTAATTAAACCATATTAAGGAGAAAAATGGAAATAACAAACGAACAAAGAAAACAATTATTGGCTTATTTACAGAATAGACCATACTCTGAAGTGTATACTTTGATTGCTATGTTAGTGTCTCTAAAGCCAAAAACAAATGGCAAAGAGAACAACACTGTTACCTCTAAAAATTAGTGGCTGCAGAGCAAAAATTATACAAAAAACTTAAAGAACACACACCACAAATTATATGGAATAGGGTTGAAAACCTTAGCATTCCTGGTATGCCCGATCTATTGGGATACAATAAATCTGGAACATTTTTTACTGTTGAGTTGAAAGTAACCAAGGGTAGAAAAATCCGATTTTCACCACACCAAATTGCGTTCCATGTGACTCACCCCAACAACACATTTATCATAGCCGAGGCCCTTGGTCCAAGAGCCTTGAATCGTTTTCATTTGTACCGTGGTTCATGCATCTCGGATCTAACCGGCCGGGGCTTGGAGCTTGACGCTTGTTGCTTGGGGCTTGATGCTATTCGTGATTTTTTATATCAGCTTGGGGCTTGACGCTTGGAGCTTGGTGCTTGGCGCTCGGCCGGTCTGGCTGGGACGCTTGGGGCTTGGCGCTTGAAGCTTGGAGCTTCTTTCTTTCAGCCCTGAGGGCCGCGTAATATTTCGGGTGATAATACATTAGTGTTTACCGTATGATATAGTTTTAATTTCAGAATTCCAGCATTTTCTACAATCTAAGCATTGATTGCCCTGTTGTGCGCTGGGACAGTTAGCACCGGCCGTTACAACCTCGGAGCTGTTAGGCCACGAAGCAGGAGCCCGCTGGTTCACCATGGGCGCACTAAATCGTATGACTAAATTTTTTGGCTTAGCTTGTAGATGGTCCTTGATCCATGCTTCACGAGTCGGTAACCAATGACGCTTTGAAGGCGTCAACCTGCATACTTCATAAATTTTGTTTAAATGCTCCAGGTCCTGGACGTCTCCTGAGTCATGCCATCTAAATACATCTGGCTTTTTACTGTTGATCAGGTGAGCCATCGCAGCGACCCATTGCGGTCCCTTCGTTGCTTCCAGTCTTCGATACTGAGCGTCTTGTACAACTTTAAATACGTAGCAGCCCTTCATGGCGTAACAGTCATAACAGACTGAGCCCGGCACAGCTTGCAGCTTGCCTCCAGTCTTGCATTCTTTGGCAGGGAGGCCTATCGACCAGCCTGGCATCTTAGACGGTTTGCTTAGGCTTCCACCTATAATTTTTAATGCTTCATCTGTTTTCATAATTTCCTACTTTCTAAATCCTTTATAGTCCCTGAACCAGCATCTGTCAAGCTTGAAGCTTGCGGCTTGGTGCTTCTTTTTTATTTTTTTTATTTGGCCAGGCCCTTTCGGGCCTGGGTCTTGAGAAGTCATCTAGCGACCTCTTCATGTGGAAGTCTATTCTCGTCCCATTTGCCGCCTGGAATTCGAGGTTTGTCCTCGTCCCAGACGCCCTGGACCGCGATATGTCCCACAGTGTAGCCAGCAGCTTTAAGAGCGGTACGGATCACAAACTCGGCCGACAATTCGGGTTCGTCCTTTTTTCTCCACTCAAAATTAAGATTAGCACGCATAATTACCTTGTATCATGGAGAATGTGGGATGTCAAATCTTTTTTTCTACAACCTGAGGTTGTCCGGCCGGGGCTTGAAGCTTGGTGCTTGAAGCTTGGTGCTTGGAGCTTGTTGCTTGAGGCTCTAATTCCTTCAGTACTTTAGGATCTTCCAGCTTGTCCCAGTTGATGGCCTTGTTAAAACCAAATGGGTCATTATCTTTTTTATTCATCGTTTTTCTCCTCTACGTTGGGCCATCTTTTTTTAGCTTCTTCTTGATCAGCCTTCACTAGCCGAAGGATCTCCTCCAGGGCGTCCGCTATTCTTTTTGTTTGTGTGTATGTGTCGTACTCATCATATGTTTTTTTAGTCATAATTATTCCTTTCTAAATTCATCCTATACTTTCCCTCACTAGCTGTCAAGCTTGAAGCTTGAAGCTTGACGCTTGTAGCTTGATCAGTTGACATTTCTGTCAGGCATATTTCAAACTATTTAATTCTAGTCATCTGATCCCAGATCCATTGACTAAGTACTTTAAAGCGCTTCGCATAAATGCATATGCCAATGGATCAGGGATCAGTACTATTTTTTAGACATCATGATTTCATAGATTTTGTCAACTTGCCTAACGTGTTCAGGTTTGTCATCGTCATCCATGTAACCTACGCCGTAGCCTTGGTCTTCAGCCATGTCACAGTTTGCCCAAATATATCCACCTAGAAATTTCTTAACTGCCTTTTCTAGTTTTTTGTATTTTTTTTCATAGTCTATTTTTGTCATTTCTTCTCCCATATAATTTGAGATCAGTGGTGGCTAATCGGCGGAGTATTAGTTTGCAACCCTTTACTCATGCTGTAAGCATCTCGACCGAGAATATAGCCCAGAAATGTCCAGGCGCCCTCGACCACTGATCTCAGGTCCCTGAGCTGTCCGGAATTAGTACACCCTTCAGGGACCAGAGATCAGTTCTTTTATTTTTTAATCTATATTATCGAAACAAATAAGCCTTTCAATATTTTTATTTGATTGAGTTTTAAAATATGTTCTTTTATTTTTTAATATTTTTTTAGCTGTTTTTATATCTTCTCTAGTAGGTTTATGATTTCTATTTAAAAACTCACTAAGAGTTGAATTATCAAAATTTTTGATCCATGTTGACAATTCTTTTATTGTTAAAGTTTTAAACCATTGTTCCATTTGTTTTACCTCTTTATTTGTTTATCTGATCCCAGATCTGGATGGCTCTGTTTCTATGTATTCCCTTCCATCAAGGCCAGAGATAAATCTCCAGAGAGCAGATCAGGGATCAGTTCTGGTAATGCTAGTTTCTGTTTTACAGGTAACACAACCAGAAGTTGTCCCAATTAATACTACCCTTTCGTTTGTTACATAGACACTTATTAATGTGTCAGCATTATTAATTAATCAAATATAATGCTTGACTATCCTATTGTCAAGGAGTAAATTAAAAATAATTAATTAAATATAGAAAGCGAGGAAAACACAATGGCTAGAATAAGATTAAATCAAGAGTATCGGAATAAATGTGCAAACAGATTGCGAGTACATCTTGAACAAGAAGATACACAAGAAAAAAGAAAGTATGATGATTTGAAAGGCGATCAAATTGACATTAACGACAAGGGTTGGGAAGTTTCTCAAAAAATTGTTAGACGTCATTATACTTTAGATGATGTAGCAAAGGCACAATATCTACAAGATAAATTTGAAAATGTTTCAACTATTGCAAAAGATAGTTGTTTCCATTTTCATTATTTAGGAACAAAAGAAGATAGAGATTATAATGATAATCTTGTAATTGAAAAAGATGTACCTATTGAAAAACATTTTGATTTTAGATTAAATGGGTCAATAGATACTCAAAGCAATTACTCTGGGTCAACTGATTATAAATATGGTTATGCTTTATTTCGTGATGAATTAAAAGCACAAGATAATTGTAATCCTGATATTTTGATTGAACAAGAGGGCAAAGACAATAACCCACACAAAACAAAATATTGTGACGCAAACAATAAATATCTTGGTGATGATGACAGAGGATATGGCAAAGAGTGGAATGATAAATATCAACTTGATTTAATTGGTAGAGAATATTGCCGAGATAGATCAATTAAATGTACTGAACAAGAGTTCAACTTTTTAATCAGTTGGAAACAAGCCAAAGGGCAATTTGTTATTGCACATGAAAAATGGATTAACTCTGTTTTAGACCAAATGAAAGAAATTAAAATTGGTCTTAAAGGATATAAATATTTAGACGAGGCGATTGAGTTATGTACTGAATTAGGTTTGAATATTACAGAGGCAGAAATAGTTAGAACAAACTCAACAGGACTTGTAATCTTTAATCCGAAAAATCTTGCTGAACGAATAAAAGGCATGAAGAATAAGAATGTTGATAGAAAAGCTAAAATTGAGGCAAGACTATTGTATGAAAAACAACAGGCAGAAAATAGCTTAAATTAAGCTATTGACAATATGGGATAATCTATGGTAGGATTATCCCATAATTAACTTATACAGGAGAATTAAAATGGAAAATAATCAAACTTTCACAATTACTTTCACTAAACAAAATGGAGAGAGTACAACTAGAAAAGCAAAATGGACTGACAAGTGTCAGGAGTTTGTAGCAAATGCCGGACATAAATGTTTGACTTTTTTAGATTTAGATGCAACTGAAAAATATGGTAAAGACCAATACAGAATGGCAACTGATAAAATAACTCAATGGAGTATTAAATAATGACAAAAAAAGAAGAAATAGGTGGAACACTTTGCGATAATTGTGAAAAAGTTATTTATGAAAGTGAGTTTAATTTAATTAATGATTATGATGTTGTTTGTGATGATTGTAAAAAACAAAAGGAGAATAAATAATGCCAGAACTAAATGAAGATAACTTTGAATTAATAGATAGTAATAAGGACGCGATGTTACAACGAAATAAACTTAAATACCTACAAGATAGGATTGAAACCCTTGAAAAATCTGTTGCACAATTAAACCAAATAGTAGCTAGATTGAGTGTGGAGTTAAAAAATGAGCGACTATAATTGGTGTCATAATCCAGATTGCCATAAGATTGAAACTCAATCAAGGGTGCGAGGAACTGGCGACAATAAAGTATTAAGAACTAGAAAGATAAAAGTTTATAATCCAGAACAACCACACATTTACGATTTTTTTTGTAATCAGAATTGTTTACACTCTTTTTTAAGACAATTTATAAGAGAGGTTGCCAACATAAGACCAGTTAAGAATGCAAGTGAAACACCAATTAAGATTGAAAAAGAAAGGTATGAGAGCCACCGATATAGTTGGAATGGCAATGAGCATACAAGAGAGCCCTATCAGGCAACAAGGACCACAATTAAATCAGTTGACAATGATTGAGGGATTTAATAGGATACTATTATGAATACAATTAAATATAATAACAAAACAATCAAGCTACCATTTGCAGATGCAGATTATAGCGATGAGCCATTAACAATGGAAACAGTTACAAATCCATTTAGTGGTCAATCAATTGAAATACCTAAATTTGCAGTAGCAGTTTACGATGTAATCATGGGCAGTAATTTGATCGCAGAAAAATACGATCAAGCACATGGTATGGGCACATCTCCAACGTGGAAGGATGTTCGTAAAGGTCTTGATTGGTTTAGACAATACTTCGCAAAAGAATACATGGTCTTACTAGACTAATAATAAACAAAGGATCCGGCGACCAAGGTCGCCGGACCTACTTTCCCCAAATCCAATAGAGGTACCACTTCAAGTTGAAAATTTCCGGCCGGCCGGACCCCCTTCCCCCCTTTTTTTAAAAAGGGGTCCCACTACTTCAGGTTGTAATGCTTGATTTAGAGAGTTAATGGTGGTAAATTCGTTTTAAACATCGTAAAAGATGCAAAAAATTTTAAAAATTTTTTATGAATTTAAATAACGTTGATATTACTAGGCTTCCAGCCGACATTAGAAAGACCTTTAGACAACTTCAAGTTTTACATGCTGAAAAAAAGATACAAAACAAGGCAAAAGACGATTTTTTAAGCTTTGTTAAGTGTGTTTGGCCCGAGTTCATTGAAGGGGCGCACCATAGACACGTTGCAAAAAAGTTTAATGACCTTGCAACAGGTAAAATTAACCGTCTTATTATAAATATGCCTCCAAGACACACAAAATCAGAATTTGCGTCCTATCTTTTGCCAGCCTGGATGGTGGGCCGTCATCCAAATTTAAAAATCATTCAAGCAACGCACACTGGAGAGCTTGCAATACGTTTTGGACGTAAAGCCAAGCACTTAATTGATTCTCCAGAGTATAGAAAAATTTTTAAAACGACATTACAAGAAGATTCACAGGCTGCAGGACGTTGGGAGACCTCTCAGGGTGGAGAATACTTTGCAGCTGGTGTTGGTGGAGCAATAACAGGTCGTGGTGCTGATCTTTTAATAATTGATGATCCTCATTCTGAGCAAGATGCACTTTCAGCATCTGCAATGGAGAATGCTTACGAGTGGTATACGTCAGGACCTCGTCAAAGACTTCAACCAGGTGGAAAAATAATTTGTGTAATGACTAGATGGTCAAAAAAAGATTTAACAGGAATGTTATTGTCAAAACAAAAGGAAGCTAAAGCTGATCAGTGGGACGTGGTCGAGTTTCCAGCGCTCTTGGACCACGGACCTGAGATAGAACCCGTGTGGCCTGAATATTGGAACTTAGAAGAATTAGAAAAAGTAAAAGCAACCCTTCCAGTTGGAAAATGGAACGCACAATGGATGCAACGTCCAACTTCTGAAGAAGGTGCCCTTATAAAGCGGGAATGGTGGCGTAAATGGAATAAAGACACTATACCTCCTCTTCAACACGTCATTCAAAGTTATGACACTGCATTTATGAAAAAAGAAACCGCTGACTTTAGTGCAATCACTACTTGGGGTATATTTTATCCAGATCAAGATTCAGGAGCCAATTTAATACTTTTAGATGCTATAAAAGGCAGATTTGAGTTCCCTGAACTACGGAGAAAAGCATTAGAGCAATATAAATATTGGAATCCAGAAACTGTAATCGTTGAAGCGAAAGCTTCAGGATTGCCACTGACCTATGAACTTAGACAGATGGATATTCCAGTTATTAGCTTTACGCCGAGCAAAGGAAATGATAAACATGTTAGAGTAAATACATGTGCACCTCTTTTTGAGTCTGGAATGGTATGGGCGCCTGAACAGAATTTTGCAGAAGAGGTAATAGAAGAATGCGCAGCATTTCCACATGGTGATCATGATGACTTAGTCGATGCGACGACTATGGCTGTTATGCGCTTCAGGCAGGGCGGATTAGTCAAACACCCCGAAGATTATGTAGAAGAAAAACAAGCGCCTAGGAAAAAGGTTTATTATTAATGCTTAAAAAATTATTAGAATTATTTATTAAAACTAATGGCAGAAAGCCAAACAAATTAGAATGGTTACAGCTTAAGTTTAAAGCTTCTCAACAATCAGGGAAGGGTGAAGTTGTTCCATTCCCAAAAGATAAAATTACAGATTGGAAAAAACCAAGACCTACTGAAGCAGATCAAGATATAGCTAGCATTCAAAAAACAATGGATGATTTAGATGAAACAATGAAAGAAGCAGATGCTTTTTCAGAAAGTATAGGTTTTCCTCAAGTCCTAAAAAAAGAATCTCCATTAAAAAAAGATGATTTCTTTAGAATTAAACAAGGGCTTAGCACTAAAATGAAATTAAATTCATTAAGAGAAAACGAACAGTTCGCTAAAGATTTAATCAATAGAAAAAATACAGAATTCAATTCCCTTAATAGAGCATCTCAAAAAGAAATTTTAGATCGATTAGATATTCAAATAAAAAATGCAAAAGCTGATATGGCCACTTCTGTAAATCCAGAAGACATGCCCTTTGCAGGCGGCGGTATCGCAGGCATGCTGGGTGAGAGAACGGGGTATGATAATGGAAAATTAGTTGAAGGAGAACCTTATGTACCACCAAAGAATTTTTATAATATGGGTTTTGGTCCAATTTTAGAAGATGTTATCAGAGATGCTCCTAAAAAAGGAACATGGACTGAAAAAGATTTAAAATATCTTTGGGATGTTTTGCAAGGAGAACATGATATTGAAAATATCGAGGATGAGATAATGCTTAGATTTGGTAGAGATAATCCAGAGAAAAAATCTAGATTTTTTGCTGAAATAGGTAAAGACAAAGCAGGAATTGGTTGGAAAAAGCAATTCGCAGGCGGCGGTATCGCAGGCATGCTCGGTGAACCAACATACGAGGAAGATAATCATAGAGTGCCATTAAGAAAAGGTAAAAGACCCTATATGTGGCAGCTACTATTAGATGCAGAGTTTGACGACATGGATCGTGACGAATGGGAAGGTATTTTAAAATCAGTAGGAGCTTATCAAGATGGTGGCCGTGTTCCATTTGGTGCTGGAGGATTCAACGCAGCAAGAAGAGCATTTTTAAAATGGTTAGGAGCAGGAGCTGCAACAGGAGTTGCAGCTAAGTCTGGATTAATTAATTTATTTAAAGGTGGTGGTAAAAAAGCAGTTATTAAAGATTTAACCTCAGTCCCAATTAAAAATATTAAAGGCATGCCAGTATGGTTCAAGCCCCTTGTAAATAGAGTTATTAAAGAAGGAGAAGATGTAACAAAAACAAATGCGTATAAGGAAAGAATGATTATTCATAAGACCGAACTCCCTAATTCAAAAACAGATGTTTATGTACACCAAGATTTAGATTCAGGAGATGTGTGGGTTGATATTGGAGCAACTAAACATGGTTTTGCAGATGGTAAATTTGGACAACCAGTTAGATTAGAATATAAAGCAGGCGAAATTATTGAACCTACGATTAAAAAAAGAAAAAAAATTAAAGGTGGAAAGACCAAAGAAGAGTTTAATGTTGAAGAAGCAGAATTTACTGGAGGACATCCAGAAAACATTAAGTTTGAAGAAACGTCTGTTAATAAATTTGGTAAACATGAATCTAACTTTGATGAAGTAGAAGCGTTTGCAACAGGCAAGAATAAAAAAACAAAAAACATTTCAAGTTTACAAAAACAAAATGAAGATCTTGCTGATCATTTCAGTAATATGCCTACACCCGATAATTTTGCATCAGGGGGCCGTGTTCCTTACAAAAATGCTAAATTAGTTGATCCTGGCTATTTTATGTACCAGGAACCTTCTGAAGATCGGCCAAGCCGCTATGAATATAACCCTGGCGACTCTAGGGTTAAGAGAGAAATGGAAAGACTAAAAAAAGAATTAATTGAAGCAGGTATTATCGAAAGAAAAATATTTTCCGAAGCAGACAGAATGCCTGCTTCTAATCCTTATTTTTTAGAATTTATGGAAGAAGAAAATCTAGGCACTGGCGCTGGCGAAGCCACTCCAGAAGAGTATGAAGAACAGGAAAAAGTTTTAAGATCAAAACAGGAAGTAAAAGATGGTGGCCGTGTTCCGTTCTCTGGGGGTAAAGGAGTATTAAAAGGACTTGCAAAATTAATGGATGAATTCTTTCCAGGAACCACGAAACTTGGACAAACATCTAAACCCATGGCTGAGAAAACACAGTTGAGAAAAGCAATTGCTGATTTTCAGAACAGAGAGAAACATAAAACACTTTTAGATGATTTCAATAAAAAATATACTGTCGAACAAGAAAAAAAAATTAGCAGCGAGCAAGTTGGTTCTTTAGATGAGTTTCATGCAGACTTTGTAAAAGAAACAGGAATAAATATTCCAAAAGAGAATTTAAAACAGGCATGGGATATAAAAAAATCTTATCCATTTAATACTCCTATAATTGATAAAAATGGAAAATTTATAGGTCAGGAAGCTACACAACAAATGTACCCTAAGTCTAAAAAATTTATAGTAAAAGATGAGGATCAATTAACAAAAGAAATTGATTTAAAGAGAGAAGGTAGACGTCCTTCGGGTGAAAGAGCGGGTATTGATGTTCCTCCAGTCCCAGGAGGTTTTAAATTAAGTAGAGAAAAATTAATAGATAATTTTCCAGAGATAAGTTTAGATGAAATTGATGAAGTAATGAAGTTAGATAAAGAAACACAAGCTAGATATATTATGATGTTAAAAAACAGAAGATTAGATCCAGATTTATATGATGAGTTATTATTAAAACATGGTGATACTTTAGACTTTCAAGGTGAATTTGATAAAGCTATTAGAAGAAAGAAAAACGCAACAGGCGGCATTGTTGATGGCAGAGTAGGTTTGCTTTGGGGTGGTGGAATTTATAAAACAATTATTAAAAACTTGGCAAAAGAAAGAGGAGTTAATCCTTCTACTTATTTAAAATATACAAACTATAAAGCACTTCCAGAAGATGTTCAAAAATATATTCCAAAAGATGAATTTGAAAAACTGAAAAAATCTAGAATAGACATGTTTGAGAATTTTGTTGAAATGGCAAAAACAAGGAAAGATTTTTTAAAACATACAGAACAAGGAAAGAAAAATGAATTTATGGCACCTTTCTATAAAGATATGGAAAAATCTTTTGGTAAATCTCCCGTTCCTTCTAGTGTAACTGATAAAGATATTTTACAAGGAGAGTATATTCTCAAAAATTTAAAAACTAAAGGTCGTAAACTAAACGCAACAGGCGGCCGTGTTTCGTTATCCAATGGCGGTGTTGCAGGAATGTTGGGCGAATGAAAAATATTTTAGATTGGATAGAAGAAAATAAACAACAGTTCGAGGACCAAAGACCACGGAACATGAAACTTGCTAAAGCATACGGCATCCCCGACGCTTTCGATCCAGACCTAGAACAATCAGAATTTTTAAGACCAGGTGAAACTTTAGAAGACTGGAAACCTAATCCATTTTTAAAACCACATGCTGATGGTGGACGAGCTGGCTATAACGATGGCCAATTAGTAACACCCAATGTTGATGGATCGAGACCAGGGTATCAGGGACCACCTGGAACAATAAAAAAAGCAACTGGACCAACTAAAAAAAATGTAGGTGACACTAGCCCTGTTTATAATGCAGAGACAGGACACATTCATAAAAGAACAAATAGATGGGGAACTGTCTATTCTAATGTAGATGATACTGCAGCTCGTAAAAAAGGTAGAAAAACAAGAATTTTAAAAGAACAAGGAATTCAAATAAAATTATTAGAAGAAACAAATAAGAAAAAAATTTTTGATCCTAAAAAATTTGCTAAAGCAAATAAAATTTCAATGAAACAATTAAAAGATGAGGCTAGAAAATTAAGAAATAATATCTACGATAAAAGAATGTTGGTTGCAGGTAAAGAAATGAGAGCTACTTTAGAGTGGATACCTGATGATTTACAAGCTGCAGATAATGCTTTAACTAAAATGTGGAAATCAAAATTAATTGTTGATGATAGAGGTAAAATAGAAAATTTATTTTATGATGCTTTTAAGAATGGATCAATTTCATCTAAAAAGTATTTAGCCATAAGAGATAACTTAACAGAGTATTATCAATTAAGAGATGCTATAAAAGCTAGATACCCACATATTAATTTAGCTTTAGATCACCCATTATCTAAATCTAGTTTAAAAAATTTGTTTAATGCATCAGCAGATCAACTAATAAGAGTTAATCCTTTGGAGTTTGATCTTAATAATGGTTTTAAAGACTCGCTGTCACGACAATATGAGTTATCCGTAAAAAATAAAAACCTTAATCAAAAGAAAGCGGTAGAAAAAATAGCAAGAGACTTAAAACTTAATATTGGTAAGATTAGTGATGATGCAACCAATTTTAAATACGGTGTAAAAGAATTTCAAAAATTAAACATGAAAGATGAAATATTAAAAGCTGTGCAAAATCAAGCAGACCTTAGTTCTAATTTTAAAAATTATGTTAAACAACACCCTGATTTGTTTAAAACTGCAAACGTTAATCCCAACGCAAATATAAATAAAATTACACAAGGACAAGTAAAACAAATTGGAAAACTTCTAAACAACTTCTGGTGTCGATCACCAAAAGCATCTGGTGGTCGTATTGGTTTTTCTAGTGGTAGTGGTTGTCCTGATTCAGTGAAACGAAAAAACTTTTTAAAAATGACTAATGATGTTGCTAAAGGAAAAGTTACAGGTAAAGCAGCAGAAGAGATTACAAAAAATGCTGGAAAAGTTGTAGCTAAAGCTGGAAGTAAATCAGCACTTGCATCTATATTTGGTCCTGCAGGATTTGGAATAGATATTGCGTATGAAGTTGGTTCTATTGGTTTTGATATGGCGATGGATAGTAATGTTTCTTTAAAAGGTGCATTACAAAACAATTGGTTGACTGGCGCTTTTATACCTGGAACAGGTCAAGAAGAATATCATAAAGGATTAGTTAAGTTTGATTCACGTGCAAAACCAATGGCAACAATTCAAAATTTAATTGAAAAAATTGAAAGTGAAGAAAAAAATTTAGAACGAATGAAAACAAATCTTGTTCGAGGAGATTATACTGGAGAGGCAAAAAAAGAAATTCTTGCAAAACAAGAAGAAGTTATTAAGAATTTATATAATGATATTGATAAAGTGGCTAGAAAAGATGCAGGTCCTCGTGGAGAAAATGTAAGATATTTAGCTTTAGAAGAAGGAAGCCCAGAGAAAGTAGCTTATGATCAAGCAAAACAAGAATATGATTCAATTGGAGCAGCAAGAACATCACAAGGACAAGATAGAGGCATAGACATAACATCAAGTATTGATCAAACTATGGCACCAGAAAAAGAAATTTTAGGAAAATATACTTCAGAAGCTAAAGGACCTACTTTACTTAAAAGAAAATCAAAACATGGTTTTAAAGAAAGTTTAAAAACTTCTCGTGCAGAACCTTGGATTGATTTTGGTTTGTCAATAAACCCACAATATGGAAAATATTCAAAAAGAGAAATAGATGAACGATTAAAACAATTTGGAGATTATTATGGTTATGGTTGGACACCCTATGGTCTTAATTATGGAATGCAACAAATGCAACCTGGAATTCGTGATGACATGAGGTATAATAAAGATTTAGGTTATGAAGAGGTGGCTGATGCAATGATGAAGAATGAAGCCTGGGAGAACTTATCTAAAGGAGCTCCTAATATGGCAAGCGGCGGCAGAGCAGGTTATATGGGTGGTGGTATAGCTGGAATCCGTAAACCTCATGCAATTCCACCTGAAAGACAAGGGTTGCGTTCTATAATGATTAATGTTAATGATGACTAGGAGTATAAATGGCAGATATAGATAAATCACTCCCGAATGTTAGACATGAGATAAAAGTACCTGGTGCACAAGCACCAACTGATGTTGACATTACGGAAGAACAACCAAGACAACCAGTAGAAGTAACACCTGATGAAGAAGGTGGTGCTACAGTAAATTTTGATCCACGAGCCGTGAACCAAGCTCAATCAAACACGCACTTTGATAATCTTGCCGATATTTTACCTGAAGATGTTTTAGATCCAATTGGAATTCAACTTAGACAAAATTATACAGATTATAAAATGTCTAGAAAAGATTGGGAAAGTTCTTACACGAATGGTTTAGATCTTTTAGGATTTAAATACGATAATCGTAATGAACCTTTTCAAGGAGCTAGTGGTGCTACTCACCCCGTTTTAGCTGAAGCAGTTACACAGTTTCAAGCATTAGCTTATAAAGAATTATTACCAGCAGATGGACCCGTTCGAACCCAAGTTATGGGTTTATCTAATCCTGCTAAAGAAGCTCAATCACAAAGAGTTAAAGATTTCATGAATTATCAATTGATGGATCAGATGAAGGAATATGAACCTGAGTTTGATCAAATGTTATTCCATCTACCTTTAAGCGGTTCTACTTTTAAGAAAGTTTATTATGACGATCTTTTAGGAAGAGCCGTTTCAAAATTTATACCTGCGGATGATCTTGTCGTTCCGTATACAGCTACCTCATTAGATGATGCGGAAGCAGTCGTTCATGTCGTAAAGATTTCAGAAAATGATTTACGAAAACAGCAGGTCAATGGCTTTTACACTGACATTGAATTATCAAAAC